GCGCCCTTGATGGTCGAGCTATCCGGGTACGAGATCTTCACGCGGGGTGCGCCCGCGGTGTTGTCGCCTTTGACCAGGATGAACCTTCGATGATCGCCGGTGCCTGAGTCGCGCAGCTTACGCCAGAAGTCGTAGGCGTTGTTCGACACACCGGCCGCACCGCCCGAGTCGCACGTCATCACCTTGATCTGCATGTGGCGCGTAGGATCACCATCAAGCGGATAAGTCTTGTGCAGCACCTGCTCGATGAGCAGATCCCAATCTTCGAGGTAGGTCGCGGGCTTCACCCACAGGTGCTCACCGTCGAGATCCACACGCTTCGACTTTACGATCTTAAACCGATCGATGAGCCACAGATCGCCGCCGATGCCGACGCCGTGGATGTGAACGACCCACATGTTTTTCTGCACGTCCGCGTTCGCGATGAGGAAGCGCACGCCTTCGGGTACAACCTTCTCGCCGAGTTGTTCGCTACGCGCTTTGAGATCTTCCGGCAAACGATCCGCCTCCGAGCCGCGCGGATAATACGGCTTGCCTTGATCGGTGTTCACGGTGGATTTCAAGGCTTCCTGCGAGCCGGTGCGCTCGAACTCCTGCGTGGCCTTCAAGTAATTGAGCACGAGCGTGCGCCACGACGCGAACGCCGCCGCCGTGCCTTTGAGCCAGAACGAGGCGATGTCCGAGCGCGACGGGATGCCGATGAGCGTGCCTTCTGCGTCGAGCTTTTGCCCGTCCCGCACCCATCGACCTTTGAGATTCAGTTCGTACTTGTCGCCGTGGTCGATGAGACCGGCGCAGTGCGGACAGGCCATCTTGGCAGATTCGGCGCACTCCAACATATCGCTTGAGTCCACCCACTGCAATAAATCGAAGTCCCCTTCGAAGAACTCAAAACAATGTGGACACGGCCAGTAGAACCGTCGCCGATCGCCCCGATTGTAGAGAGCAAGGATGCCGGGGCAAGGTGGTGCTTCATGGGTAGATCCTGAGAGCCACTTCGTATCGTCGATCGCGTAGCCGGGTGAGGACTCGGCGAGCGTCATCGCGAACGAGCGGAACGTGGTCGTGCGCTTGCGCGCAAGATCGAAGGGCGAACCTTCACCGTCGATGTCCTGCGGCATGCGATCGTAATCGGTAAGCGCCACGCGCGGCACCGGACGACCGGAGAGTTCGTTGATCGCAGGCCAGGAGAGCGTGAGCATCATGCCCGATGTGTAGAACTTATCGAACGTGTTGTCCGAGTCGCGGCGCTTCACGAGCCGCATGCCGGTCTCTTTCGTGTGCCGGTGCAGTCGGTCCAAGCGGCGTCGGCTGAAGTCGCGCGCAGCGGCTTGCGACTTCTCGATCAAGAGCATGTCGGCCGGGTCCGCAATGATCGAGTAGTTCACCCAATTCAAAAGCAGCGCGTCAGTCTTCGCGCACTGCGCGGGACCTACGAAGACAACGGCGTTGTACTCGCGCCGGGTGAGCGCATCCATCGGATCGACCATGTACTGCGTGGTGAGATTGGACCAAGGACCTACGAAGCTGCCGGGGTTGTTGAGATAACGGTACTTCGCGGCGGCTTGACTGACGGTGAGGCGTTCCGGTGGCTGCAAGATCTCAGCCATGTCCAGAACAATTTCATTCAACGTCGAGTAGGTCTTCGTTCTTGTTGCGTTTAAGTTTTGCATCTTGGTCGATGTCGCCTTGTACTAAGGTGCGATGAAGTTCCACGAGCAGCCCATCGGAGAGTTCGGTGATGAGCGCGCGTTGCTTGTCGGTGAGATCCGTCTTCGCCTCGATGGTGTCGGCGAATAACAGGATGCCGGTCTTGAGCTTTTTGAATACGTCGGCCAAGACCGTCATGACGTCCGTGGTCGGCCACAGGTTCGAGTCGTTCAGGTCGAACTTCTGCTTCGCCAACTGACCGGCCCAAAACTCTTTGAGCAGGAACGGCGGCAAATCGTTGGGGCGCAGTTGCTTGATGTACGCCTCGACGTCCACCAACGGATCGATCAGGTACCGGGCGGCTTCGGCGATGTGGAAGATCGGGAAGCCGTCGCGCATGCCGGACGACTTGCAGCCACGGATCTTCTCGCTGATCGTGCGCTTGTCCTTGCCGAAGATCCGAGCTAGCTCACCGATCGAGCAGCCGTCGAACATCGCCGACAGGTGATCGGCTGAGCGCCCTTTACGGCCTCGGCCGCGGGGCGCGTCATCGACCTCGACGTCGCCGAGGCCATCATCATCATCCGCTACTGCGGCCACAACACCGCCCCTCGAACGGTTAAATGATGTTGCTCTAAAGTAGCTCTACCGGGCGGTACTCCACGGTACAAACCGGGGTACCAGGGGGTTGAAATCGTCATTTCAGCCGCCTAAATGGTGGAGCCGGGGGGAATCGAAACATAAACTGCGCCAGGAATTTCATGAGCTTGCCTTCGATGTGTCTCTAAACCGTCTCTGCTTTTGATTTAGACCTCAGCGGCGCGACTGTCAACAACTTCGCATCCGCGTACAGGGTAGCCGCTTTCATTCCCGCGTTCGGATTGTCGGCCGGAACGAAGCGCGCGTAGTGCTTGAGCGTGACCGACACATCCTCGTGTCCCATCTGGTTCGAGACCCACATCGGCGACTCGCCCGCGCCCAACATCCAACTCGCGTAGGTGTGACGAAGCTGCCGAGGGAAACGATAGCGAACGCCTGCGAGCCGCAAAGCTTCTTGCCAATGCACTCGGATCTGCTTGTCGTGGGTCCACATGCTGCGCCCCTTCGGATTTAAGAACACCTGCGCGTGAACCATACGGGTGTAGAGCTTCTGCCGAAGAAGTGCATCGAGCGCGCCGGGGAGCAACTTGACTTCCCGATAACCGGCTTCCGTCTTCGTGACTTTTACGCGCACGCCGCGCGCCGCCTTGGTCACCATTGCAACACCGCGGGTCTCATCGATGTCTTCCCAGGTCAGCGCAATAAGCTCACCCATGCGCAACCCGGTCCATGCCCAAAACTGGCACATGTTCGCAACCTGCGGTTCGAGATGCTGAAGCGCGAGTTCGATCTCACGAGTGCTAAACGGATCGATGACCCGCTTCTTCAATTCGCGCGCTCGCTTGATCGTAAGCTTGCCGAGCGGATCTGTGTCGAGATACCTACCGACCGCGTAACGCACTGCCTGCCGCAACGGCGTCAACAAATTCAAAATTCGTTTTTTGCTTTTATCCTGATCATCAACCCACTGCATGACGCGCTCGTGGGTAAGCTCGCTCAGTCGCAGAGAACCAAACGCGGGGCGCCACACATGCGCCACGTACTCAGCGTAATCGGAATAGGTTTCTGGTTGGATCTTCTTGACGGTCGAGGCAAGCCACTCAGTAAGGACTTGACCGACGAGAACAGTTTGAGCGGGATTGCGTGCGAATTTACCCGCTCGCTTGCTGTTCGGAAAATGCTTGTAGTAGTCGAAGGTTCCGAGCGCGATCTCGTTCTTGATGATCGCCTTTTTGTTTTCCCACGCTCTGATGTTCGCGGGCGTTGGCGGAACGCTTATCCGTTCCCGGCACTGGACGCCCTTGTACTCGAAGCTGATCTGGATTGACGTTGCCGCTGAGGCGCGTACACCTGACCCTCTGCCCATTTTTCTATGCCTTCTATGTTGATAAGGATTCGGCCATCAGGCGCTTTGATCCACTGCGCGCCTTCGAGCCACACACCTTCGGCTCGCTTCGCCTCTATCGCCTTCTCGCTGTAACCCGATAGTTCGCTGGCTTTCCGAATCGTAACGTACTTCATGGCGAGTAATCCTTCCCGGTATCCTGACGGTACTTAGCAGGATCGTAGATTACTCAACTATAAGTTGAATTGTCAATCAAACTTCAAAGCCGCCCTCGACGCGAAGAAACTCCACGTTCTGCGCGACGATGCCGATCGGCGTCTCACAGGAGCACGACGCGCCTTCCTCATCCGTGCCGAGAATGAGCGCCGAGCCTGCGAGCGGTTGCGCGTAGCCTGCAATGGCAAAGAAGAACTCAGGCGACTTGAGCAACGCCTCGTCGTCCACGTAAATGCAATCGCGACCTAAGAGAATCGACGGAACCACGCAGTCGATCGTGTGACACGAGAGCATGCGATAGATCTCTGCCAAGTTGCCGTGTTCGAGTTCCACCTGCTCCACGATGCAGTTCGTCACGTCGATGCGGATCGCTTTCATGCTTTCACCTTGCGCTGTTGTGCGCTATGAACGAGTGAATCGCCGCTTAGCCGACTTCCAAATTCGAGAGACGATTTTTCACTTCGTCCATGTCGGTGCGTATCGCTGACACATCGGCCCGCAGCGCTTTCATATGTTCTAACAAAAGGCTTCCGTCTACACTCATCTCAGATCTCCTTGAACGTCTTGAACGTCTTCCATTGATCGTTGCCGCTCTTAAACGCACCCGCTTTCATTTTGACCGGGACAATGAACTCATCGCCCTTCTGTGTCGCATGCTTCGCGATCAACGGTTCGGCGAGCAACAACAACTCGATCTCCGCATCATAGTTCATCGAGACGATGCCAACTTGCGCGACGCCTTTGTACTGACGCGGCACGACGAACTCGAACAGCCCTGCGCCGGGTGTGGTCGCTTTGGCGATCGAGGCGCGCACAGGCATCTGTGATCCTGACCGAATGAGGTAGAAGTCTACGAACGGACGGCGCGGATCGTGCTCATCGGGCGTCGAGCAGGCGTTGCCTTCGATCATCGCCTTGCCGAGAACATAGTGCGAGGCGCCTTCGGTCGCGCGGGCGAACAGGTTCTTATCCTGCGGTCGCATGTCGGTCTTGACGCCCAACGAGAGCCACGCCTCGTCGCACTGGAGGAACTTCGAGAGCTTCGCCATCTTGGCGGGCCGCGGGCGGGCATCGCCTGCGAACCAGCGTCGCACGGCTTCCTGGGAGACGCCCACGGCGTCGGCGAGTACGCCGAGCCTGCCGTGGCCGGGTTCAGGGACGATTGCCGCCAGATCGTTGCAGGCGCGCTCCAAGCGACGGGCGAATTCCAGGTCAACCATGTTCTCTATCCTTCTATGTACTCTATTCACGTACCTTATCTACGGTACATATCCATGTCAACTATTAGTTGAGTTAGCTCCCTTTAAGTGCCAACTTCATCGCGTTTTGCGTAGCTGCTTTCATCTGTAACACTTCCATCGCCTGCTCATCGATAGTGCCGATGGAACAAAGGGTGTCGATGAACGTCGTCCCGAGGCCGACCGCCCGCGCGTCTGCTAAACGGGCGTTAAGTTGTTGATAGAGTTCGAGATCTCGTGTCGGGATCGGGCCGAACCACAGGATTCGCCGACCGCCGAACTGGATATTGATGCCGTGACCCGCGCTCGCGGGATGGATGAGCATCAATGAAATGTGGCCTAGGTTCCAATTTTTTATAGTCTCAGGCGCGCTACCGAACACAACCGCGTTGGGAAACGCGAGCTTCAATGCGCTTAGGTCGTGCTTGAAGTAGTAGGCGACCAAGATGTTATGGCCTTGTTGTTCCGCAATGTAATCCCTCAGTGCATCTATCTTACGCGCATGGAATCGGTGAATAAACCTCTCAGCGTCATACACAAGACCATTCGCTAGCTGCAACAGCTTGATCGAGAGTGAGGCTGAGGTGACTGCCTCAATTTCAGCGCCATTCGGTAGGGTTAGCAGGTATTCCCTCTTAAGGGTTTTGTACATCTTCATTTCACTGTCATCTAAGTACACCGGGATCTTGCTGTAGATCGTCTCAGGCAGATCCATGAAGTCTCTTGCTTCGAGCGATATGCAGATGTCTTTGATCGCTGTGGTGACCTTTTCCATCGAATCGACGCGCGGCTCATAAACAAACCCACCGTCGTCGAGAGTGAAGTATTCTTTCCGATACTGAGTAATGGTTCGACCAAGCCGCGCGCCGCCGTCGAGCACATACACCTGTCCCCACAGATCCATCAGACCCTTCGGTGCGGGCGTGCCGGTGAGTTCGATGAACCGTTTGGTCACGCCCATCACCTGACGCATCGCGCGCCACCTCAAGACCTTCTTGCCGTTCTTGAGATCGCTCGACTCGTCGTAGATCACTGTGTCGTAGGGAAAGTGTTTGCCCCAAAAATGAACGAGCCAGATCGCATTCTCGCGGTTGATGATGTGGATGTCGGCGTGCCGCGTGGCTGCGCACTGTCCCCACTTCAAGACTCGCTTCGCCTGCGCATACTCGCGGCGGGTCTGCATGTGTTCGGCATCTTCTTCTGGCGTGGTGTCCAGGTTGTTGTTGTCTTCTTCGATCTCCCTGGCGAGTCGATCGATCTTAGCCGTCCAATAATCGAGGCGAATCTGACCCATTGGCTTAGGCGCGTTCGAACCCGGCTTCGCTTGCCACAGGACTTCGTGCGTCAGATCCTTCGCGTCATCCCACAGCGCAAGCTCTGACGGCCACGTCCAGCGCGCCACGTTCAAAGGCGCGATCACGAGGACACAGCCCACCTCGAAACGGTCAAAGAGGTCCGCGAGGAACGTGATGACAGCGCCGGTCTTGCCTAAGCCCATCTCCGCAAAGATGCCGCCGCGCGCAACGCGGTGCATGAACTCGATCATCAAGCGTTGGCAGTCGCGAAGGTCAGAGCGGGCTAAAGATGGCAACGCCTTGCTCCACGGACCAGACTTCGTACACTTCGAACCCGATCGCGCGCAGGATGCTCTGCTGTTTCTTTTGCTGCAAACTCGACACTTCACCGACGCGTTTGAACTCGATGAAGATCACCTTGTTCGGGTACTTCGCGAAGAAGTGATCCGGCACACCGCGCCTGCCGGGAGACACGAATTTGTAGTGCTCCCACCCGGCGAGCTTGGCTGCGGTGACGGTCTTGTTCTCAACGGTGGATTCGGCGACGTACATGCTGCGCACCGGCGTCAGTCCTTGCGATACACGATCGCTTGGTATCCAGCCGCACCAAGCGGCAAACCGACGCACCAGGGAAGATCTTCGGTCAGTGCGCCGCATAAGTCCTCCACATTGAGAATCGAGTCCTCGTCAATCTCCGCAATGGCTTCATCGTGGCTGTGCCCGACAATCTCGAAACCGACGCGCGTCGCTGCGCGAAGCCCACACCGCAGGATGTCGTTCGCCACGGCTTGCGTTGCGTTCTCGCAGAGCTTCCCGCCGTGGGTCGCCTGCCGTCCCCAACGCGAGCGACCTTCACCTAAGTCTTCGATGCCCTCGAACGTGATGCTCCATTTCTCTTTTCCCCAGGGCATCATGCGTTTCTCGATCTTTGGCCGCAGGTAATGAAGCGCGCGGCCGGACGGCAAGATCATGCGCAAGAAGGGACCGAGCACATCGAAGCGAAGATGCCCGACCTCGGCCTCACCGCCGCGTTGCAGGACGTGCATCACCGCCGCTTCGATGTCGTACCAGAACTGCACGACTTCGGGGTAAGCCTCGCGAAACACCGTGACGGCGAAGTGCGCCTCGTCGCGGGTCATCGGAATGCCCATATTCTCGGCGTAGCCGTACAAGCCCGTCTTGATTGCATCGCCGGTCTTCGGTGAGATCATGTCCTCGCCGCCACTCAGCCTAAAGCCGCAGCCGAGCACAGGGGGCTTCGCTAAGTTCCGTTCCGCCTTGGTGATCGCGGCATACTCTTTGCCGAACATGCGAGTCGCGAACACCCGATAGATGTCGAGGCCGCTGTAGAAAACCTTCAGCATCGATTCGCAGCGCGCGAGCCACGCGATCGTGCAAGACTCAATGCTGGCAAGATCCGCAACGACGAGCTTCTTGCCGGGGTGTGCGCGGATGATGGCGCGCACGACCGCCGAGCACGCCTTGACTGGATCACCGTACATCTCGCGCAACCACTCGATCTCGTTCGCGCGGATTGACTCGACAATATCGGGGACGTAGTGTTCGAGATCCTTCGGCGGCTTCTTGGGGTTGTGGAAGTGCGCGCCGCCGCGGCCCGCCCATCGGCCGGTGCGCGAGGCGCCGCAGAACTGAAGCGTGAAACGAAGCCGATCATCGGAATGCGCCATGAGATCGACCGCGAAGTATTTGCTCACCGAAGCCATCTTGAGGCCGCTGCGCAAGCGAAGCGGCTCCTTCAAGTCCTCGTCATACGCCGGATCATCGAGCACCTTTTGAACGGACGCCTTCTTAAGATCGCCATACGGAAACCCACGCGCTCTGATCCAGGGACCGAACTGTTTATCCGAATTCGGGTTATCGAGGCCGGTCAGTTCTTCGAGCTTGTCCATGAGCGTCGCGGTGTCCGTCGTCACCATCGCGCACGCGTTGCCCACGAGCGTGCGGTCGATCGGCAATCCCCGACGATTGATCTGTTGGTCGAGATGCCAGTCGTCCCATTCGCTGTCGGGCAGCGTGAAGCGATGCAGGCGTTCCTCGGCGATGAAGCCTTCCGCGACAACGTCCTGCCGGTTATAGTCCACGAACTGCTTCCACTCGATCGGCCGTGTCGTAGCACTGTGCCAGCGATGCGGGTTTTTCTTCGTGATCTTTTGCGGCGTCGAAAACAGCTTCATCAGCCGCCAGCCGTCCTTCGATTTCTTCATCTCGTTTGGCAGCAAGAGCACGTCCCCAAGATCCGCAAGCGCTCCCGGTAGTCCCAACATGTACGCCCACGTCATCGTGCAACGCCACTGCGTCACATCGATTTCGACGTCCCACACGTGCTCGAACAACGCCATCTCGAACTGCGCGTTGTGCGCCCACTTGCGGACGTTCGGATCGACAAGAAGGTAAAGCAGATCGCCGGGAGGCCAGGATTCCGCGCACGTCCACGTGCAGTAAACCGTGCCGACCTTCCACGTCACCATGAGGATGCGCGTGGTCGGGTGCCTCGCATAGACATCGAGGCCGCAGGCGCGCAGGTCGCACTCGGAAGCTGTCTCGATGTCGATATGGGCTTCGATCATGACGACCCACCCTGGCTAGTTGGGACGTACCAGGATGGGCCGAGCACACCACCGACCTGAACAGGAGAAGTGCTGAACGGATAGTAGCGCATTCAACTAGTAGTTGAAATAGCGAACGCTACAAACCGTCGTCTTCGCCCATCGCCAAGCCTTCATCATCGGTGTCGAAGTCCTCGAACTCCTTCGCCGTCACATGCTGGCCGAACGGTTCACCATAGCCCAACACTTGAACGGCGCGCACCGATGCACGAATGCCCTTGCCGTACTTGTTGTCTTGAACAAATAAATTAATCGTCGCGTTCACAAACGCGCCGCCGTACACCCGTTTATCGTTCTGCGCAACCTCGACCTTGTCCTGATCGAGCACCAACGGCTGCGTCGAGTTCTTGCAGGAGATGAACCACATGTCCTCGTAGCCCTGATAGATCTCGCCCGTCTGCTGGCTCGTGCGATCGTTCCCGTTGCCGCAATACTCGATGACGAGCTTCGCGGGCGCGGCTCCCCACGCCTCTTTGATCATGCGTTTTTCTTCGGCCTTGATTTCCTCGATCGCCTTCTTGTGCCTCGGGTTCTTTGGATCGAGTAGAAACGACGCACCGTACTTCGCGACCTGACCTTCCTCGAACGCCGTAGGCGTAAACAGATCGGGGAAGCTCAACCGCACCGCGGGGAGCTTGAGCACATTGCCGAGCACCTTCTTATTTGCCTGCTTTGCTGCCTGTCTTGCTGCTGCCATATCAATCTCCTAGTCCATCATCTATGGGTTCATCGTCTTCTTCATCGAAGTCCTCGAACTCACCCGCAACGGTTGCTAGGCGTGGACGGGGATCTGATTCGAGCGCGAGGGTAGGGCGACCCGGTGGCTTGCGCACGAGCGCAGCGATCGCCTTCTTCTCATCGCCCTTGAAGTTCTTCTCGGCTTGCGCCGGTGAGATGAGCGTCTTCTCGAAGATCACGGATGCGGCGAGCTTGTGTTGCTTCAACCACTCCGCAGCCTTCTTCTCATCGATCCACTGTCTGTTACTTTTGCCTGAGACGAGCTTCCAGCCAGGGACCTCGATGCCGCGGTTGATCGCATCGAAAGCCTGTTTTTTAAGCGCTTTGAGCCAGTTGGCGACCATCTTCGAGTTGGCGAGACACACCGCGACCTGTTCCATCGTCATCGCCGGTGCGTAATCTTGCGGGTCGTCGAACGAGTCGAAGTCGCCCTTTACGAGACTGTGAATGTACGTCGCCTGCGCGGCGCAACGCCCGCTCATCGGGCAGAAGCGGCACTGCTTATCGCCAGGGACTAACTTCGCGTCCGGCCCGATCGCCTCCTTGACCTTCGCGAACATGCGCTGCGCGAAGATCTGAAGTTCACCGACCGTGGTCTCCCACACATCATAGTGCGCGAGCCGAGGCTGACAGATGCGGATGATGACCTTCTTGATGTCGTAGGCCCACGCCCATTCCTCATAGAAGCCGAGCGCGTAGGCCAACCCTTGCTCGTTGTCCTTCGCGAAGATGATCTCGCCTTGCCCGTACTTGAGGTCGGTGACGACCAACGTGTCATCGAAGATCGCCGCGTGATCCGCCGTGCCGCCTTGGTCTTTGAGCGGCATGTACTTGGTGAGCGACACGTGCGTCTCGACGAAGTGTTCGCCGGGTAGCTCGTTGCACCAATCGATATAGTCCTGCACGTAGCGGCACATCTCCGCATCGGGAGTGAACGCGATCGACTTCTCCCCTCGTTCGAGGGTGAGTTCTTTCCCCTCGTAGAAGCTCGCCGCGACGTTTTCTTTGAGACAGCGCTCGCCGAGCAGGTGACCGCAGGAGCCTTCGATCGTGAACTCGGTATCGACGCTCTTAGCTTCGTTCTCGATGCACAGACGCACGGAGCCTGTGCATTTCATGGCTCGCGGCAGGGTTGAAGGCCCGAACAGGGAATGACCTGATTGGACTCGCACGCGGGCGGTCTCAATCCAGTCGATGAATTCGTGGGACAGTTCTTTGCGAACGGTGTCGTCCATGTCGTTATCTCTCTATGCTAGCTATCTAGTGAAGATGGCCTCGCGGGTCGCACCATCGATTGAGATGTGAGCGCAGCGCAACGAGTTGGGATAACCCGCGAAGCCAAACCTTAAAATCAGGTGTAACCCATCTTCTTGTTACACGCGGCGACCACGGCGGCGAAGTGCTCGACCTTGATCTCCGTCACCGCATTCGCGCCGACCGAGGTCATGATCGTCTTCGAGGCTTCGGGTCCGAACTTCGCCTTCACGCCGACCAACGCATCCTTCATCTCTTGGAACGTCGGCGCTGCTTTCGCTTGAGCTTCCGAGCCGCCGAGGCCGTCATCTTCTTTTTGTGTTTCTTTGGGGGGTTGCGTTTCTGCTTTCGCTTCGCGGATCTGACGGACTTTTTGACCGCCTTCGGTACCTGTGGCTTTTTCGGGAACTGCCACCTGTTGTGTTGCCGCGAGTTGTCCACCTGCGGCTATCTTTTCGAGTGCGACTGCGATGCGATCGAGCGTTGCTTCTAGTGTCATTGTTCAGGTCTCCGAGGTTATGGGCGAATCAACTTATGGTTGCAATTTCACTTATGAGGGAGCGACACTAATCTCTCGATCGAGCGTAGTCAACCGTTAGTTGGGAAAAAATATCTATGAGCAATGTCATCGATTTTCTTGCGCGCGTTTCCGGCAAAGACCGCACGCTCAACATCTCGATCGGCAATTCAGTCAGCAACAACCGGGTCAAAAATCAGACCTTCAAGTGGGCGCAACTTGTTGAAAGGTTTGCGAACCCGAAGGTCACGTCTGAGACGATCGCCGAGTACCTGAAGATGGCGCGCGCCGAACAGGACAAGATCAAAGACGTGGGGTACTTCGTCCCTGCGCACTACGAAGGACAGGTCCGCAAAGGTCACAACCTAGGGCTCAAAGATCTAGGAACGCTCGACTTCGATCATGCGAAGACTGATTTCCTCCAACACATCAAGTCGCTGTACGAAGGATGTGAGTACGTTCTGTACACGACGCACAAGCACACGCCGGAAAAGCCTAGATTTAGGCTGGTTTTCCTGTTCAACCGCCCGGTGACAGATGCCGAGTATCCGGCGATCATGCGCGCGCTCGCGGCCCGCGGCGACATCAATGACTGCGACGACACGACGTTTCAACCGTCTCGCGTGATGCACTTCGCAAGTCACGCCGTCGATGGCGAATTCGTCTTTCACCACGGCGAAGGCCGAGCGCTCGATTGCGATGCTGTGCTTGCGAGCTATCTCGAATGGCAGGACATGGCCGAGTGGCCGGTATCGGATCGCGTCAAGAATCCACTTCGGCAGGGCGGGAAGACCGTACAAGACCCGCGTGAGAAGTCCGGTGTCATCGGTGCGTTCTGCAACACCTACGACATC